CACCTGTAGTACCCCCACCTGTAGTACCCCCACCTGTAGTAGTACCACCTGTAGTAGTACCACCTGTAGTAGCACCACCTGTAGTAGTACCACCTGTAGTAGTACCACCTGTAGTAGTACCACCTGTAGTAGTACCTGTATCAAACCCTGTAATAAAAGCCCATTCTTCTTCTGTACTTTCAGTTGAAGGGTTAGTCTCAACTCCCTCTGCCGTATCCCAAGGAAGTGTATTAGGGTCTTGTTCTTTTCCAGCTTTTTGAGTGTATTTTGCATCATACACTCCGGGTTGTAAGTCAGGATCATAAGTAGCATCACTTTCTGTTACTACCCCTATTCCTGTAGCTAAATAAACTTCTCTGTCTTTAGCACGAATCCATCGACGATCACCTAAATATATCCATTTTTCTGATATTTCTTGGGGTTGGTTTCTACGCCAATTACCGTAAGAACGATAAAAATTATTAATTCTGCTACCAATAGGTCTACCTGTTTCAGGGTCAAAATAGCTTTGTACTTCTTCAACGGTTAGGGGTTCACCCATCTCTTGTGCTTTGTCATAAATAGCTTTACCAGTAGCATTAAGGTCTTCGTACCCTTTTACTCGTTTACGTTCAGCCTCTGCTTCCTCTCTAGCTTTTTTATCGGCCTCTTCTTTTTTCTTTGCTTCCTCTTTAGCGTATTCCCGCCATTTTTCGTAAGATTCACGACCTTCTGCTATATTTTCAGCCGCTTCTTTTCTCGCTGCATCTTGTTCTTCTTGAGTTCTTATATCAGGATTTTTAGGTGACGCGTCTTCGCTATCAGGCACACCATCTCCATCTGTATCAACTTCTTCAGTTTTTTCGCCCCCTCCACCACCGCCTTCTTCGTCGTCGTCGTCGTCTGGCGGTGTTACAGGCGTAAAATCTACATCAGGATCTACTGTGTTATCAGGATCATCATCCCCTGTAACGACTGTTACTTCATCTAAGTCTGGATCAGGGTCTGTTAACCCTGTTTCAGGCGTTTTTTCTACTTTAGTCGCTTCTTTTAGTTTTTCTAAATCTACAGCGTTCGTAACCGATTCTGGGGGTTTTTCTTCCTGTAGTTCAGTAAGTTCAGCTTGAGAGTACTGTTCAGGAATTGTATCTCTTCTATCCTCACCTAACGTATACACACTATCGAATACGTCATCTGCTATATCTTGAATAAACTCAGTCGCATCACCAAACCCTATATCTTTAAGGTAGGCTTCAGCTTCTTCATAGTTTTTTAATTCGCCAGCTTTTACTAGATTAGTAGTATGTTTAACTGCCCAATCGTATATTTCTTTTTCATCGCCAGAATATTTGTAACCAGAATCTCTACCTGATACTTGTTTTACAGCAGTTTCGTATTGGTTGTAGTCGTCTCGGTTAACAGTAGGGTCGTAGTTTTTGTATTTAACATTATCAAATATTTCTTGGGTAATTGTTTGGTATCGAGATCGTTCTCTAAGTATATCCCGTGTTTCTTGGTCAGTTAGTATACCCGCAGCTATTTCATAAGTTCGTTGATCTGCTAGTTCACCCACTGCGGTGCTCATTCCGCCTAGTAAGCGCATATAGGCTTCTTCATCGCCTGAAGCTCTAGCTTCTTCTAATTTTTTTACATCAGTCTGTTCAAAATATGCTCTGGTAATATCGTCAAGTTCGTCTGTAAGACCTAACTCTTCTAGCACCCGTAATTCAGAATACCCTTCGTCTTTAAAATTATTAAACTCATCTGCAAGTGTTTTTGTTGCTAAATCTACTTCTTCGTTACCTGTTTCGTATATTTTAAGGTCACCCAACATTACGTGTTCAGGTTCTTCTACAGGAAAAAAATTCTCTTCAGTAAGCCCAAGATCTTTTCTAAACGTAGCTGTTTCAAAATCACCTACAAAGTATTTATCTCTAAACTCGTAGTAGTCTTGAGGAGTCCTTACTACATCAGAAAAAGCATCAAATAAACTTTGGTTTTCATCAAACCCAGCTTCTATAAATTTTTTAACTGTTTTACCTGTATCATCATTCCTACCCGCTAACTTTTTTAAAGGTCTAAAAGCAAACGGAGTTTGATCTGGTAAAAAAGATTCAATTACTTTTGTACCTATAAATACAAGTGCAGCTATAGCAGGATTAAAACCACTAAGCCCTACAGAAAAACCACTTCCGCTACCTGATATAGTAATACCGGCTATACCCCCCGCTTCCCCTGCTTTAGAATCTCCTATTTTGTTAAGTATAGATTCAGCAGACCGTTCAAATTCGTCTTCCCATCCTTTTCGTCCTGCTTCTTCGTCATAATTCATTATGACTCTATCTGGCCCCGGTTGATTCCAGACATTTGCAGCTTGTTTGACCATACCCAAAGCTTTCATAGTCATTGCTAACATCTGAAGGTAGGCTCTAGATTTACGTTGTGTCCCTGTATAAGGAGTGCGTTTTCTTGGTGTATATACGTTTGACGGGTCGTAAGAAGGGTCTTCTGCTTTATCTTCTTCGGTTAAAAAGTAATCTGCTTCGCTACTCACTAGCTAACCTCTAAAAAACTAGCGGTTACGTGCAAACGGTTGGCAGTAGCAGCGGTGACTTTTAAAACTTCAGATTCTTCTACAACTAGCGGTGCTGTTAATAACTCAACAGTAGTATTGGCACTAACGGCTTTGGTCTTAAATAAACTAAATACTGCGCTGGCAGTATCGGTAAGTGTTACTGTAATCGTATCGGCGTTACCGGAATCCTCTGAAACCAATATTGACTTAACAATAGCCGTAGTAGCCGTAGGGCAAGTGTACAGAGTAGTAGCTGTAGTAGCAGTAAGATCTACCTTCGCATTCTTGTAGTTGTGTGCCATTAGCTAAAGAACCACCCTGCTGTTTCAGCTTGAGGGGATGTAGAAGCCTGACGTACAGCATTATCCAGTTGAGCAAAATAAAGACTAAGAATGTTGTTAAACTGATTAAAAGCATTTGCATCGTATTGTACAGGAGGCAACGGTAGTTGTGGAGCAACAAAGTCTATATCGTATCGGGTAGTATCAGCCATTATCTTCTCCCGTCTGGGCGCATATCAAGCCGTGGCGCACCCCACTGCCATGCTACACCTTCTGCGCTGGATTCTATTTTAACTGCCATCTGCCTTCCTCTTACCCTTACGTTTAGTTGATCGGTAAACGCTTCAATAGGGGAAGTTGCTGTACGAGTGACAGTACCTGAACTAGAGCCACCTTCTGAAGCAGGTGATGTATATCCTGCTCCCGAGTTCTGTAAAGGAAGCAATGAAAAGTCAACCGCAGGGCTATCTGCTGTAGACCCATCAAATGTTACATCTGGCAGTATGCGGTGTATAAAAGAGAACTGATGACCGTCCTGTAAGTCAAACTGAGCGGATTGTATATGAGCAGATACAGCCGCAGGAGTAGCCGTTTCTTTGTCATCTAACCCTTTTTCTTGGTCTACAATATTGTTGTTATATGTGGCTGCTACAGGATAATCTCGCAATCCTGAGTCTAACCAAGCACTACGAGCCATTGTTCCGTAGTACCATATGTCTTGGTCATAGTTATAAACCACATATCGATCAACAGAAGTTGTGCTACTAGAACAGTAAAACCACCACACTTCTCCGTACCCTTCGTTTGTTCCTGTAAAGACCTGAGTGTACTGTTCATCATTAAAGTCATTAAAAACATACTTCTTTACATCACAACGTAAAGATTGGATACGTCCATCGTACTTGTAAAAACCCCCTATACCCATCCAATAAGCGACATTGTTGACGTAAATACAGGCGTTAGGAGAGGCTACTGATATGTTATCACCCAACATTTGTGCTCCCCATACAATAGGCGCACCTACATATTGGAGCGAATACAGGGCTGTATCTGACCAGACCAATACTTCCTGTCTTCCTTGTATTGCTGTAATAATTTCTGCCCCTTGAGAAAGACGTAAACTACCTGCCTGATTGGTAGCAGAAGGTGTCCAATTACCTGCATCTTCTTGGTCAGACCAACGAACCAGCATGGGATCTAATGTAGAGCTACCTAGTGGGTTAACCCCCATACAGAATACAAAACGATTAATGTCAGATATGAGTATGTAATTTTGAATAGTTGGAGTATTAGATGCCCCACTAATAGTAGACAACGCTACAGCCCTGTCTGTCCCTAATGTTTTAGTGCTAGTGTCCCAGTAGTAGATGTTGCTGCCTCTAGCACCGAAAACCAAATCCTCACCAAAGTTACCTTCACTCCAGTGCCTAAATGAGTCTGTAGAAGATCCTCCTACGCCCCATGTGCTTTCGCCCCAAGTACCAGCACCCCATCCAGTTAAAGGTGCCCAAGTCTCAGGGCCAGTGTTTATCTGGTACTTAGCAGTTACAGAGCCGCCTCCAGTAGCCGAGGAAGAAGCCGCAGAAGTAAAGGTAATCGTATAAGTGTTTGCACTCGTCTCTTTAGTGATCTGGAACTCGCCAGTTATGGTTATACCACCAACCGCAGAACCACCACTAAACGTAACAAAATCACCGTCAATGTAACCACCTGCGGCATCTGTTACAGTAACTACGGCTGAACCAGACACTGTGGTAAAAGGATTGGTAAGAGATTCAGTAGCCCGTAAAGGAGTAATATCGTAGTAAGAACCACCTTTTTCTATGTAATATTTAAGATTAGTACCTAACCCTAAGAGCCTTTCACCTGATAGCGTGACCCATGCAAATAGTCTTCTGCATATACCGAGGAAAGTACTAGAAGATATGCGTTCCCACCCACCTATTTTTTCTGGTGTACCTTGACGAAATCGTACTTTATCGCACTCGTACCAGCCGCCTTCGCTTGTATAACGGGAGTTTTCTCGATTGACTCCGGGTTTGAACGCTAACTTCTGAAGGGGCATTACTGATACTCTCCTGTCCGTATCATTTCAGTGACTTCTGGAGCGCGACCCTTAACCTGTTCGGCCCATCTACTGTCCATAAACTCATCAGCAGCGCGGTCATAATCTTCAGTAGCCATAGCATCAAGAGCCTTCTTAAACCCTCGTAATCGAGTTTGACCTAGATTAAACGAGATGTCTATCATAGCGTGTTGCCTTACTTCACTAAGCCCACCAAACCAGTAATACTCGTCATTAAGTTCATCTTTTACACGTTTGATATCGTTATCTAGCAGGTAGTCTACTTCGTCATCAGAAAGACCTAACCCAGAGTCTGCGATATTGCGGCCTACGCCTATTGTTTCGTACCCTTCACTGCATAGATACACAAAGTTCTTAACACCCTCGTGCCTTCTAAGCATTTTTCTTAGCTCTTCACTCATCAGTTTCAGGTTCCTCTTCGTCCAGTTCTTTGTAGTATTTTAAGATACTAAGTACCTGTCGCAAATACCTTTTTACTTCTGCCATATTGGTTGAAAGATTCTCATAACCCTTAGTTGTTAGTGCGTACCAGACGTTTGTAGGCGCATTACCTTCATTTAAATCGTCAAGATACCCCTGCATTAATTCTGGATTTAGTACTGTCCATTCTACTGGCACAGGGTCTATTTCATTAGGCAGTGGGGGATGGTACGTAGGTGCTTTCTTGACAACTGTTACTACTTCTACAGGGGCAACTTCAGGAATATCCCGACTTGACCCAAACATAGAACATCCGCTAACCAGCAGAAGTATTAGTAACAGGCTTAGTTTCATCAAATTGATACGGGTTAGTGATTGTTTTAAGGTCATTTAACACCTGTTTTGTGCCTCTGTTTATTATGTTTTCAATAAGCTTAGGCTTCCTGACTGACAGCACATCGAGTGAGTGCTGCGAAAACTTTTTTCTGATATCTGTGACCTCATTTTGCGCTTCTATGTTTTCTTTCTGTAGCCGCTCTACTTGAGCAAGCATAAGGTCATGATTTTTAATAGTTTGTTTTAGGTTGTCGTTTTGTTCTTCAATAGTGCTTTCAAGCAACTTTTGGTTCTGAATAGATCGTTCTAACCTTATTTGAAACGCATCCAGTTCAGCTTGTGACTTATCATAGTAAAACTTAAAAGCTCCAAGCGTTAAAGCTAAAGCCAACCCTAATCCTGCACTAATCTGCCACATAGTTTACTCTTGGTTATGGGATTTCAACTGTTGTTGCCGAATCCATTCTTCAATTTTTTTTTATCTACAGTTTTTTGTTGCGCTTGTTTAGCCATAATTATACCAAATAATTAATAGAGCTTTCTTGTCTGGCTCGTTCCATTTGGACTTTGCCATTCTTTGCAATATACAACGTAGCATTTAATTGCTCTACTCTTTGTCTGCGTTCTTCAACTTGCAGATTATCCATTAGTTTTTGGTACTTTTGTTCAGCTACTTGCCGCCAAGCAACTTGATTCATTGGTGTTGCCGCTGATATATCCATCATTTAAAAATCAGTATGATCCCCCCAATTAAAATAAATGCACATAATAGGCCGATTGCCGTAACGCCCATTATAACCCAAATTTGTTGAATCATCTTTTTTCTGGCAGCGGCCCTTGCCTTTATCGCTTCCATTTGACGTTTATGATTGGCTTTCTGCCTAGCTTTAGCGTCTTCCCATCGTTGCAACAAAGCTGGATCATGTATCACTAACATATCATGCAATGATTTTTCCCATTGATCTCTTCTATGCTTAATGCTTTCGAGTTTTAAAAGTTCTTGAGATGACAGGTTATTGATAATTGAGTCTTTCTTTTCGCGCTCAAACGAGTCCAAGGCATCAGAAAATCCTTGCATCAACTCAACAGCTTTGCTGGCTCCATCACCCACTTCATTGAGCTTGTTTATAGCGGTGCTTATGGTAGACAGGATCGCCCCTGCCGCAGCCACTGATTCAATTATCATGGTAAACCTCTAGGGTTTACGAGACATATAGGCTGTAGCTCCGAAATACAAGCCTATAATGGAAGCCTGACTAAGGAACAACATATCACTCAGTGAGGACAAGGTTGATAAACGAGCTTCTGGTACAAAGGGTAATAATGGTAATAATGAATATAACACCATAGAAGACATTGCCACCCAAGCAATACGTCTTTGTGAATCTTGCTTTTCTTCTCTTAAATCTAATTCTAACATCTGTGTAGCACGTTCAAGTTCTTCGTCACTAACAGTGCCGTCCTGATCTATATCGTACTTAGCCCAAACTGAATTTTCTTGTAACTTTTTAACCATAACTAATCCCAAAACTTTTGGTTGGCCCCAGCCATCACTGGCTTGCAGTAAGCGGTTATGTTGTGTTGTTTGATGCCCCCTCTACAACGGACATCTCTGCAATTATGTTCTATCCAATATGCAAACTGTTGGCAACGATGGATGTCTCGAAACAACATCTGCTCTGAACCCTGAGTTACGTTCCCCTCTATAACCGTAATCAGCATGAAGGCTAGTATCGTTCCCTTCATTCATAAGTACTTTGCGGCCACTATGGTAGCCACCATGAATGGATATACGCCCCAGATCATCATCTCAAGTTTTTTAAACTTTTCAGATCCTTCATCAAGGCGTTTTTCTATATTTTCATATCTTACAGCGCATTCTCTTTGATGTGCTTTTATTTCACTCAAAGCTTCTTGCGCCTCATCCATTAGTCAGACCTTTTGACAAACTTAATTGGATTAGCTGTAGAGCCTTCTTTTGCCTTACCTATGTTTAACGCTGCAATCTCTACAATCTTATACAAGCGACCAATCATCTGGTCATCTTTTGGAGTAGGAGTCAGGCTGCATATGATTGATGCTGCACACACAATGCCTGTTACCACAGATATTATGTTAAGAATAAAATCCATTACTGTTGCTCCGCGCTTGCTGCTTCTAGCTGTTGTGAATACCAGTTAAATGCTGCCACATAAGTATCCAGTTGTTTTTGGTTTGCATTGATTACGTTTGTAATCTGACCAATCTCTTCTCTAAGCTCATCCATACGAGCAGTTAATAGTTCAGGGTTAGGAGGAAGTTGAGCAACCTCTGCTTCTTCTACAACCTCTGCGTCTACAACTTCAGTGTCTTGTTCCATCTTCCTCTACCTTCCATACATTTAAATTTGCAGCGACTGTGCGCCGTTCTCCTTCACCCTCAAAGGGGTAAACCGTGTGTGTTAACCAGCTAGGAAACATCAACATCTTTCCGACTTCTGGCTTTATGACAAAACTTTGTGGAGGAGCTAACCGCTCTGTATCTAATAAACTATTGCGGCCATAACTAAAAGCTAGGCAACCGTCTGCATTACCAGAAGAGTTATATAAACTATATTCTGGGCTTCCCGCTGTAGGCTGATCTAGGATTTGTTGGGGTACTTTTGTCCATGTAGTACAGGACACTCCCATAATAGTTTTAGTGCCATGATCGTGCATTGGATTGTAATCTCTTTCATAGCTATGCACCGACCATAACTCATCAGTTAATACCTCCCTTTTACCTTTTAGTGGATTACCAGACGCAGCACAAAACTGCTTAACGTAGTCCATTGCCAAGCCCTGAATCGTCCAGTTAAAGTCTTTCAGCTCTTCACAATGATGATCCATAGTTAATTGCTGGCCGTGAGCTATCTGCCCTACTAATGTACCAGCATGGCTTCTACGTTTTTCATCTATCATCAGCTCATCTAAGTAGTCGTTAAGCGTACCTACCATGCTTTCAGATAGCTGTGCTTCCAGCATAAATACCGCTGGCAGCGTATGGAATGTAAAGTGTTGCGGCTCCATTAACTGCTAGGGATCACATAGTCATTATCAGGAACAGGTTCTTTAGGTGGGTTAGTGATTATTGAGTCATATTGACTAGCAAATATTTCATCCCACTTTGCTGTTGGGCAAAGGTCTTCCAGTTCTTTTTTAGTCCAATCACCTTCAGCTTTTGGAGTAAAATTAGTAACAGTTACACCTTTTACGTTTGTTTCTGTTGCGTCAATATAAGTGCTTTTATTGTTTGTATAGTAATCATCCTTACCTTCAGTACCTTGTTCGTACTTCATGCCTAAATTCCATTTTACAACCTTGCCATCTTCTATGTATGGGACAGCTTGGTTTAAAGTTTTTGTAACAGCCATTACTATTCTCCTTTAAGTTTTTCGACTTCAGCCGAAAGTTCTTGAATTGCTTTCACTAATATAGGAACGAATTTGGAATATTGAATTCCATACTGCTTTCCATCACTACTAAGATTTGTTGTTAAATTAGTTTTGTCTGCTATTTTATAACCAGCAGCCGCTTCAAGTTTTTCGACTTCTTGAGCTTTAAAACCAATATCCAACCAATCTTCTTTATGAGTTCCGTCTGGGGTCTGTGCATTCAGATCGTAATCATCAGCGTTTTTATCGCCGTACTTAGAACGCTTATCCCAATAGTAAGTGACAGGTTCTAAGGCTTTTACAAAATCTAATCCAACATCTAAATCAGTAAAGTCTGTCTTGTCTCTTTCATCAGATGCAATAGTCCAATCAAGTTGAATGTTTGCCGATCCAATGTTTTCATCGCCTAAAACTATTACACTGTTAAAAGTTGTAATATTACCACCCGGGCTTCCGCTAAAGCCTGCGTCTTTTCCAAGAAGCAAGTTATTACTTCCTGTGGTTAGATTAATTCCTGCTCCATATCCTACGCAAGTATTACTATTTGCAGCATTTATACCGTACCCAGCAACGTGACCAATCACTACATTACGATATCCTGTTGTACAATCGTGTAGCGCACCTACGCCGCCAGCAAAATTCTCATAACCCGTTGTTGCAGTCGTTAACGCATTATACCCGATGGCAGTATTGTTATTTGTGGTGGTTACATTAGTTCCTGCGTGATAACCAACAAAAGTGTTTTGGACTCCTGTTGTTATATCTTCTCCCGCCGCATAACCAAGAGCAGTGTTGCCTGTTCCTGAAGTGTTACCTGCTAAAGCCTTATACCCAAGAGCAACCAATGAAGTCACAGTAGTTGCTTGCGCTAAACTATCTTTTCCAATAGCAGTATTATTATTGCCAGTAGTTAATGAACCAAGCGCATCAGTACCCACCGCAACAGTGTTAGATGCGGTTGTAGAAGAATCACTTGCATGATGCCCAACCACCGTGTTTGAGTTGCCAGTAGTAGCAGCTACTAGCGCATATCTACCTATTGCCGTGTTATAACTTGCAGTGGTTGTCGTAGAAAGCGCACCTTGTCCAACCGCAACATTTTGTCCACCTGTTGTAATCGCATCGCCAGCAGCTTGGCCTATAATTGTGTTGTCATCACCTGTTGTTATGGCTCCTCCAGCCACTTGACCCACTGCCGTATTTCCTGTGCCTGTGGTGTTGCCATACAGAGCATTCATGCCCACGGCGGTATTGTTGTCTGCGGTGGTGTTATTAATTAAAGCCGCTCTTCCAACCGCTGTATTACTGCCCCCCGTGGTGTTAAGACTAAAAGCTGTACTGCCGACAGCGGTGTTGTATGCCCCTGTGGTGGTATCCCTTCCTGATGCGTAGCCTAAAAAACTGTTCTCTACACCTGTTGTGAGGTCTTCACCAGCGTATGTTCCTACACCGACTGTATAATAAGCACCAGCAGCAGAAGTTAAAGCGTTATAACCTACCGCAGTGTTGTCTGTATCTGTGGTATTTGAGCTTAGGGCTGCATATCCAACTGCCGTGTTCCTAGTACCAGTAGTGTTGGCGGTTAAAGAAGCTTGACCCACGGCGGTGTTGTAACTTGCTGTCGTATTCGCGTCTAAAGCTGTACTGCCAACCGCCACATTCGATGCGCCAGTCGTGTTAGAAAGCAACGCCTCTCTGCCCACGGCGGTGTTGTCTGCTCCAGTTGTGTTTCCTCCTAAAGAAGCATATCCAACGGCAACATTGTTTGCTGCGGTGGTGTTAGCCTCTAAAGCCTGCCTACCCACAGAAGTATTGTTTGCCCCTGTAGTGTTTGCTTCTAGTGCTTCATGTCCAACAGCCGTGTTGTTGTTTCCATTGTTGGTATATAAAGCATTTTTGCCCGCTGCTGTGTTTCCATAGCCAGTAGTATTTGTGTACAGAGCCGCAGCACCAAAAGCCGAATTAACTTCACCCGTAGTGTTGGCCGTTAAAGCCGAATGTCCAAATGCTGTGTTGTTTGAGGCGGTGGTATTCGAGTCTAGTGCTTGATACCCAACAGCGGTATTAGAAGCACCCGTAGTGACAGCATTTAACGCATTTCGGCCAACCGCAACATTTTGCGCCCCAGTTGTCGCAGAGTACATCGCGCCACTGCCCACCGCTGTATTGTAATCAGCCGTGGTTGCACTATATAAAGCCGATCTTCCCAATGCTGTGTTGTGACTTCCTGTGGAGTTAGTTAAGAGAGAACCTTCTCCCATCGCAGTGTTCTGCGCTCCCGTAGTTGTTGCCCCACCAGCATTGTCGCCAACAAACGTGTTGTCAGAACCAGTAGTCAACGCATCACCAGCATCTTCACCTATAGCGACGTTATCTGTGCCTGTGGTAAGCCCTGTGCCAAACGCACCGCTACCAAGCCCTACGTTTCCAGTTCCTCCCAGAACATCTAAAACATCAGTAACAGCAGCACCTGATCCTGCACCATCTGTAGCCACCATGCGGATACCGCCGTTTGGTATGACCACATTTGCGCCTGTGCCTTGGCTTAGTGTAACTGTGTTGCCAGCGGAGTTCTGTACTACCCATACGTTAGAAAGAGTATTTGGAGCTAACGTGACTGTGCAAGCCTGTGAGAGAGAACCTGTCAGAGTAAGGG